TAAAATTGAATGTGCCCGGTATACGCAGGATGCGCGCTACCTCGAACACGGCGGGGTCTACATAAAAGTTATGCACGACGCATAGTGCAGAAAGTCTGCTTGCTACTGGTTCCCACTCTTGGCGGGATATGTCTTGGGTCAGTGGCCAGTATGCGTGTATACCGCGCCCTGAGTTAACGATGAGGGGTATAGGCAACCCAACCGTTTTGCAGAACTTCCGAAGTGCGGCTGTCCCTGCGTCTTGGTCAATGTAGCCGTCTGGCCTCCCCGTCTTTTCACTAACAACGGCTTTTGCAACGCCGCAATCAATGTCTACCCAGAATGATCGGAGAGCTTTTACGTTCTCCTTCTGCCTGTTCTGCCCCGTCTCATATTTGGCGACGCCGAAGAATACGTTGCGACCTTCCGCAACGTACTGCTCTGTATAGGTGTCTACCTCTTCCCTAGTAGCTACAAGTTTCTGTCTTACGTCACGCTCACCCTTGATACCGAGTACGGCAAACCAACCATCAGCTGGCTGCACGATACTCAAAAGGTCTACGTGATTCATTGTATAGTCCACTATCGCGGGCAATGCCCGCTGGCTGATCTCTCTTGCTGAAAATCAAGACTCAGTAGTCTCGCCGAGGTCGTCCATCCACTTTAGCATCGCGTCAAGATGATGCGCTTGTGGGTTCGTATCCCCGCAGAACCACTGATATATCGTCTGACGGGTAACCCTTAGGGTAAGAGCGGCTTCCTGAACCGAGATATCCCGATTCAGGCAAACGCGCCCAAGTTTTACTCCTAGTAAGTTACCGTCAGCGTTCCTGATCGCGTCAGCTACTTTGATTGTGTAGCCCTGCGACATGGGTCAGTCTTCCGCCCATTCGCCGAGCAGGTCCGAGAGGTCCTTATCCTCCACGGGAGCATCGACAACAGCAACAGGCTTCTTAACAGCACGCTTGACCGGCTCTGCTTCTTCCTCTTCTGGTTCGTCAAACATCGTTGCCTTGGGTGCTGCTATGGCCTTTACTGGCTGAGCCTTGGCACCATCAACTTCGGAAGTAGTAAGCTGGATGTAACGCTGAGCTTCGCCGCTGGCAAAAGCAGTATCAATTAGGTCGGACTCGTCTTGTGTCAGATGGCGCACTGCCTTGAACTTAAGAGTCAGCGTGTCAGCGTCGAGGTCATACATGACCTTGGTCACCACCGTGTCCGGTGCTTCGCCGTTAGCCTTGAGGTAGTTGCAGTAGCTCTCGAACGGATGCTCGTTGCCGACGCCCTTACCAAATAGCGACTTAGCAGCAAAGCTCATCTGGTAGATGTCACCAGTTGGGTCACCCTCAACGAGTACCGCGATGCGGCGCTTGAAGCGGCAAGCCTTACCACGGCCTTTAGAACCAGAACCATCAATGTTCATACCGCATGAAGCGCAGCCAGAACCCTGCCTATTAGGTGCTTTGGCATCTGGAGTGCGGCCATCGGGGGACCAGCAATCGGGTAGTGAGGCTCTACCATCTGGGTCATAATCAGATGCGTAGTACTCGCGTGATACTCCCTTAAGCATATCAACGACGATGATGTTAATCTCATGCGGTACAGCCTTGCCGATCTGTTCGCCACCCACGATACGCTTAAAGGTACCGTTGGTATTGGTCTGGATACGGCGCAAGCTGCTGCCAGAACTGATCTTGTCTGCCAACCGCGACTCACGCTTGACGGTTACCAAGCCACTTTGCTCTTCAAATATTGTAATATTGCTCATGGTGTCTCTCACTTGTTAGACGGTTTACGTACAGTGATAGCGTACTTGTTATCAATCTGTAATCCAGCAGGATGCTGTTCGGGGTTTTCTTCAAGAAACTGCTTCATGTTCCCGTTATGGATACGTTGCTCTAAGAGAAACGGGGCATCGTTAGTCTTGATGAAATTGTACATGGTGGCCCAGTCCGTGGTCCAGTAGCGGGATTTAATCCGCCGTGTCACGGTGCCTTCCGCAGTGCGAAGGCTGTCTAGGTTTTGGTCGTTGCATATTTTAAGCAGCTTGTCAGATACCATGTCAAGCTTGTCCCTAAGGACTTCGACCTCTTTAGCATGTGCTGCTTCAAGGTCTTCAATAGCTGAACGTATTCGACGGTAAACTGCTACCAGCTTATCAGCTGGAATTACTTCTTCTTCCATGGTTTGCTCCTTATGGTCGGTCCTCTGCTTTGAACCTGTTACTATACAGTGTCAAGCTCTTTGAGATATTTTTCTTCAATAAACATCGCCCTAGAGTGGTTCGTCGGGGTAAGTGGTTCGCATTGGTAGTCAGGGCCGAATATGCCGTTCACCAAGTCCACCACCATAAACCCAGCAGGATAAGTTATGTTGTACGCCTTTCTGGTGCAGCCAGTAGCTCTAAGGTGCAGGTGATCTTTTACCCCGACGCGGTCGCCTAACTTAAACTTAAACACTGGGGCACGTTCAAACATTGTATTCTCAGTCATTTCATTCCTCCGTCATTTGTCTGTATAAATCTATGATACGCTCGTGATTATTTATGTTGCCGCGCAGCATCGAGTACAACCTGTCCTCAACCTCACTGCCTCGTATGTGCACAATAGTCATAGCGTTCTTCTGGCCGGGACGATCAATACGGGCGTTGGCTTGCAGGTAAGTCTCGACTGATGTCACCGGGGCATACCAGATGATTGTGTCTGCTGCCGTAAGGGTAAGCCCATGCGATGCAGCTTGTGGCTGGATGATTAGCACATGGGGGTTCTTCTTAGTCTGGAACTCGGTGACAATATCAGTGCGCCTGTTTACCGGAACCTTGCCGTTGATGATCTCGCAGGATATGCCTTCCTTTTCAAGCTTGGCCCTTAATAGCTCGATAGTGTGCGTGAACGGCACGAAGACCAGCACCTTGCTAGTGGCTTCGGAAATAACTTCCAGCACAACATTTAAGCGGGTAGATACATCGAACTCTATAACCTCGCCAGTGTCCGAATACACCGCACCTCCGCTTATCTGGAGTAGCTTGTTGATCTTGACCGCTGCGTTAACCGCGCTGACTTCTTCACCCGCTGCCTCAAGAAGCATCTCAGTCTTAAGCTGCTTGTAGTACTTGGCTTGCTGCACGGTGAGGGGTGCGTCACGGTCTAGGTAAGTTACATCCGGTAGGTCGAGACAATCTTTCTTCTCGAACCGAATGGCTGGCTGTAGCATCTTATGCACATAAACATCAGAGCCGGGTTTAGGTGTCCACTTGAACTTCGTCACCGGATACATCGTCTCGGCACGGAAGTGGCTATAGTAGTTGGGGCAGTTGCTGGGGTTAACTAGTTTGGCTAACCCGTACGCGTCCAGTGGGCTTTGTGCTGCTGGCGTACCAGTAAGCATCCACAGCCGGGGCGTAGTTTCTTTAACGATCTCGTTCAGTACCTTCCAGCGGTTGGTTTGCACATTCTTGTATGCGTTCGCTTCGTCCACCACGATCAAGTCGAACTCACCGTTTATGATATCATCCTTGATGATAGCCAGCCCATCAAAGTTAACGATGACAAACTCTGCACCGGCGGCGACAATCTTTTTACGGGTCTTAGCGTCACCGTGTGCCACGCCACATGAAAGGTGCATAGCAAACTTAAACAAGTCCTGCTGCCATGCTGACTTCATAATTGACAACGGGCAAAGGACGAGGACGCGCTTGATCTCATTGCGCTTTATCAGGTAGTCTGCTGCCCAGATGACGCTGGCTGTCTTACCTGTACCCTGCTCGTTGAAACAGAAGGCGCGGTCGTACAGCGTCAAGAAAGATGATGTTGTTTTCTGGTGCTCAAACGGAGTGAGCTTCCCAGTCCACGTGTAATCCCGTAGGATCGGTGAGGGTATGTCCTTGTGCTCAAGCATAGCAAGGGTTTGGGCTTCCTCTAGCCCCCATCTAACTAGCACTTTGTATTTGCTCCCGTTGGTTGAAACTACCGCGCTCTTTTTTATGCTGTCGGTAATCAGGTTGGGTTCCGTTGTCTCTACGAGCAACGCTTTGTTTTCAATTATCTCCACGCTTCTTGCGCTCCCGCTTGCTAACCTCGGATACAAGGTTGCGTTTGCTGTCCCTAGCGAAAGAACGGTTAGATGATGCACTCTCTACACGCACACCTGTCTTGTTTGATCCACCTTTGTCGAAGGCCATCTTGTGAGCAACGTCCTTGCCATCACCTTTCTTAACCTTACCCTGCTTCATCATCTTGGCACGAGCAGCGTTACGCGCTGCGCGGTTCTTCTTCTGCTCCGGCTGCGCTCCGTAGGCTGCGGAAGCCCCTGTGTACTTGCGATCCTTGGGGTCTTTGTAAGGCATTACCGTCTCCTCTTAGGTTTCCAATGTGCGCATTCTACCACAGGACACCAGCCGCATAAAGGGCCAGACTTCGGGTTGAACACGCCGTTCTCAAGCGCATCGTTAAGGTTCTCAAGCTGCGTATCAAACACGGAAAGATACTGATTGAGCTTTTCCCTTACGTGTACTTTCTTAGGGAACTCATTTGATACGACGTATAGCAGACCGGATTTAATCTCTTGCACCTGCGGATAGTGCACGAAGATAGCACCAGCCATCAAGTCAAGCTGCTTCATGTCGGCATACTTGGCGTTCTTGCCTGTCTTGTAGTCGAGCAGATGTGCACGTTCACCATCTATAATCAGCAAGTCAATGATGCCGCGATACCATACGTCCTTAGCAAAGAAGGTGGTAGGCTCGTAGCCAGTAGCC